CCCCCAGATACATCAGCCCCGTGTTCAAGACCCATCATCATAACATTCCCATTGTAGTCTTCAACAGCAATATGAGGCCTGCCATAAGCTAACAATTTCAGCTCTTTGTGATCTGCTTTAGTTAGCTTTTTTAGAGTAATATTCAAAACTTGCTCATAAAAAGTTGTACCAGTTTCTCTGCTCGCTGTTACAGTTTGTTCTAGACTACTAGCTCCTTTAACTTCATACTTAAAAGCAGTTAAAGAATTAGCAGTACCACCAATACTAGAACCAGTAAGGTTGTCTATTACATCTGTGTCAGTTCCGTCATAACTAACAGTTCCTAATTTACCAAAATCTACAAAATAAACGTTTTTTATTCCACCTAAGGAATCTTTACAGGGTTCCTTCCTCCCTAATGTTAAATCACAACTCATATTTTATAGTATTAAAAAGGGTAGGTAGGCTCTTTAGCTCACCTACCCTTTTGGTTAATTTATTTTAAAGAACGATATCAGATCCAATAGCGTGCTGAATACCAGCAGTAAATCTCATAACAACTCTCACATTCTGACTTCCGTCAACTTCTGCCATATCTATAACTTTAACTTCGTTTTGATCAGACATAAGACCAGTTCCAAAAAATAGGTTGGACTTCTCAGCTGCTACCATTGTGTTAGAGGCCATTCCATTAGCAAGAACAACGTTAATGCCATCAAAAGTTAAAGCACCTCCATTAAACCACTGAGTCCCTTTAGAATCAGTACCAGCAGCACCAACATTACTTGCGAAGCCTCCTAAAGCCCTAACGTATGCACGATATACATTCGGAGCAACATAAATTGTTAAATCATCAGAACCATATACAGTTGAAGGAATACCGTCTACTGTAAGACCAATTTTATCAACTGCATTTGCAGCTGTAACTGCCGCGCCAGCGCCTACGTCTACAACGTCAGCATCGGCAAGAAGAGTAGTTTTAAATCCGTCAAATTCACCAGCAGTAGCATTAGTTCCTCCCCAGATATTACTTTCAATTTTAGCAGCTACTTTAGCTGAAACGTGAGCAATTAAAAAGTCAGAAAAACTAGAAGGCAGATCAGAATAAGCTGAATAACCCATAGAAATTGCTTCCCAATCAGAAATAAAGTCCTTTTTACAAAGTTGAAGATTTACTTGAAATTCTTCTGGTTGTAAAATACGTTCTGTCAAAGTAAGAGTAGAACTTGCATCAAAATCACAAGATGCATTCTTTACTATATCATCAGTAGCTACCTTCTTCATTACCTCTTTAAATTTTATATTTGGTTTAATGGTAATTAAGTCGTTAGCGAGCGTTGAACCACTAAGCAAAGCGGCAGAAATGTATTTTCCTGCAAATTCACCTGCATATGTAGTAGTTATTGAAGTAGTTGTTGCCATTTTATTTTCTTTTTATTTAGTTATTATTATAGTTCACCTACTGTGATTGAAGAAGATTGTGCGCCATTTCCAAACAAGGTCCACACAGAACCATCAGAAGATAATTCTATAAAGTCTCCTATTCTTTCAGCTCCATCCTCAAAGGTCACTCTATCCACTGCATCAGCATCAACCACTGCTCCAGCAACGATTAATGATCCACTTATTGTATCTCTTTCAGCCGCAGGAGTTTGTACTACTGTATCAGTAGAAAAAGCCGCTGCAACTTGGAATTTATACCTCACTCCCGCAGTCGCTACAGGTAGTGTAATTGTATAACCAGTACCACTGATTAAAAAAGTTTTACCACTATCCGCAGCAGTTATTGCTTTGGTTTCAGTAAGAACCTCTTGTTCTTCAAATTTTCTTTCGACATCATTCGAAATAGTTGTTGTTGTTGCCATTTTTATTATTTATTAAATTTATTAATATTACTTAAAACTCGGTCTAAAGTTGTTTGTGCTCTATTTTGTGCATATAGCTTCATTTCAACCTCAGGTTTTACTTCTGGAGTGTGAACCATTGGTTCAGCTTCAACATCAACAGAAGATAATTCCTCCTTAGGAACCTCGTTATATTTTTCAGATGTTGATTTCATATCAACCATAATACTCTCTACCATAGCTTTTAATTCAGCAAATTCATCCTTAGTAACATAAGCTACCTCTGGTTCTTCACCAGCCTCATTATCCTGATCAGCTGGGTCTTCTTCAAGTTGTTCCTCTTCAGATAGAACAACTTCTTCCTCTTTTGGAGATTCTTCTACACTCTCTACTACTTCTTCAGCAGCAGTAAGCTCTTCTTTAATTTCTTCTTGGTTCTCAACTTCTTGAGACCCCAAAAGAACTTCTTTTAGTTTTTCTACAATTTCAGTCGCTTTCATAGTTTTAAATATATTAATATTACCAATTTTAAATAAAGTTGTTGTATTTTTAAACAATAGTAGAGAACTCTGTTATTACTCCGCTCTGTACTCTAATCTGTTTATTTATATTTGTGTCCGTGTAATAACCATCCTCTAACTTATCTTGATAAAGATTAGATGCAATATTATACCCTTTTTCCGAGGAGGATTGTATTTGAGTAGATGTCCCAGATTCTAGGTAGCCGGAATCCCCCGATTCCTTAGAAATGTAGGCATTGAAGCCAATTGCATCTGAACTTAGAGGAGAGATTCCATAAGATAAAATATTTACTGTTAAATTTACATTTGGAGTTCCAATCTGTAAACTACTAAAAGGAGTATTTGACTTAAATTTTAAATAAGCACCTCCTCCACTCACACTCCCAACAGTTGCATAAATAGCATCAGTGGAACTTATTGTTCCCGCAGCACTTCCACTTACAACCGTAGGGGCGGCATAGCCTAAATAAGACACAGCCCCTTTTACCACAAGATCAATAGTTTGGGCTGATGTGTCGGGAATATTAGCTCCTTTTATTGTAAATCTCCAAGTCCTAGTCCCCGTTAAACTAAGATTGTCTGTTTGCCAAATTTTAGTAGTACTCGGTTGATATCCAGTTACAGTACAAGTTCCTATACTAGAACCCGAATTAGTATACCCAGCCGGGGCTGTTATAGTTACAGTTAAAGACCTTTGTACATCGGCCAATGTTGAATTTGATGCAAAACTCGTAGGAGTAGAGGCAGTAACTACCGCTCCAGATGAAAAGGATATACTGTAGCTTCCGCCAGATGAAATAAAAAAATTAGCAGTACCTAAGTCAGAACAAGAGAATGCTGTTATTGCTGGCTGAGTTACTGTTTCTGATTTCTGTACCAAAACACCTGAATTACTAAATACGACATCGCCAAGTTTGTCTGGCACTGTTATAGTTGATACTACTTCTCTTTGAGTATTTTCAGTTACAGTAGAAAAAGATTCTGGACTTATGGTTACGGCCCCTAAGCTTTGGCCTTCATAGGTTGCCGCAGGAGGTGTTATAATTCCCGCACTAGAAACCGACAATCCAGTTAAAGCTACACTTTCTTTTGTTAAAGAGGTTCCTGTTACGTTTCCTATTCCTTGGTTAATTAAATCCCCATCACAACACCTGGTAGAATAGGTTCTGCCATCTTTACATAAACATCCTCTTCTTGAAGCTCTAGGACTAGAATATCCTCGTCTTTTTACTCCCATTATTTTTTAGGTAATAGATTATAATCTTTTATTAAATCTAAAAAGGTATCAGTACGCGCAAAAGCCCATTTAGAAACCGAATAATCTTTTGAATGAGCATTTCTATTAAAAGATCTAACCCCACGCTTAAAAACAGAAGACAACATATCAACATCAACACTATATCCCAATTCCTCTTTGTGCTTTTTATTAAATTCATCCACTTTCTTTTGAAGTATCTTTTTATCTTGTTTAGAGATTTCATTTGTCTCTTTATTTAATTCAGGTGTACTATGTGTTTTACAAGGCATATACCAGAGATCCCCTTCATAATTATGAGTATGATATCCCTCACACCCTATGTCTTTAGCAGCCTCTTCTGCCTCCTCTATTGTAGAATATGCAGCCCTTCCATCTATAATTGTTGCGGAGGCATCTATTGCATTTAATCCCTTAAGTTTGGAGCTAACCCAGGTCAGCATACTTTTGCCTCCCCATAGTAAATAAGAAGTGGTTCCGCAAGCTTCTGTGTTGCTAGAGTCGTAATATGCTTCTGCTCTAGATAAATAACTGTAGATCCTTTTGAGAGTAGGTAATGTGAATTTAGTACCTCCCTTTGCAATTTGTTGTCCTCTAACTTTTCCCACTTGGGTAGCACAACGATTTCCAACTTTCTCATTTAGTTCTATCCCTCTTTTAGCATTATTGATAGCAGACTTTGGATACCCTCCATAAGATTCTAGATTTGCTTCCTCAGAAAGTTCTGAAATAGCCTCTAACAATTCATATTCTGCATTTAATTCCTCAACACATTCATCACAAAAAGATTCTGGTAAAACATCTTTAGGCCCCTGATCGGCATTATCTGCAAAATAACCCTCAATAGAAAATCCGTGAACTTCTCCATCTTTAACTTTTTTCCAAATATCATCATTATATACCTTCATAGAAACCATCCAAGTTCCTATTGGAACATTAAATCCATATTTCCTAGACTTATCCCTTTTCTCATCCTCAACTAACCAACTCTCTACCACAGTCATTCCATCTAGCTTTTGCTGGTGTTCTAGTGTAGAATTTGATTGATATCCTCTTTTAAGGAAAAGCTCTGAGGCTTTTCTTACAGTTTCTTCAGAAAAGTATATATAATAATCTTCATCACTACCTCTTCTTAATATTTTCTTATTAGGGACCAAAGCTGCCCCCATAAGTATCCGCTTTTCAGCGTCTACTTCAGCAAGCATAATAGGTTCTTTCTTAAGGGCAATGAAATCTTCTTCTATAGCTGGGTTTTCCACTACTGAAATAGCCTCTATCCCACTAAATTCGTTTTCTTCATCTATAATGAGTTCTATGATCTTCTCCATACTATTATAACTATTTATTTTTACTATTGTTTTATTATTTAAATAACTAACTTGAAAGAGTGGCCCCTTGCATTGTTTTGTTTCTTAGATCTTGAGATTCTAATATTTCTCTATCTGATACTATTGCGATTGTTTGTTGGTTTCTTGTGCCCCTTATAGCTTGACCTAATTGATCTATTCCTGAATTGCCAACCACATTAAATATCGGGGCTTGAGATTCTGCGCCCCCAGAACTTTCCATCTGAGTTCCTGAATTAAGAGATCTTAATGCAACTGATGTTTGTGCAGCAATAGCAAGTTGAGCTGCAACTGCACCGGCGG